TAATAAGACAATACGCAGTAGAAGTAACAATCCTCCCGCCCTATTTTTTAGATACAAACTTCCTCAAATATAAACACTAACAAGGAAAAACATGAGTAATCAAGGAACAGTAAAATGGTTCAACGCCACTAAAGGCTTTGGATTTATCGCAAGTGAAAATAAAGATATTTTCGTACACATTTCAGCAGTAGAAGCCGCAGGCTTACGCTCGTTGAATGAAGGCGATACTGTAATGTTTGAAACACAGGATGGTCCAAAAGGTCCTTCTGCTGTAAACATTTCAGTCAGGTAGTAGAACTACAACTATAGGCCTTGTTAATTACAGGGCCTATTTTTTTGACTAAATATTTTATATAATTTTTAGGAGTTGGCAATGGCTTATTCAGATAAAGTCCTTGACCACTACGAGAATCCCAGAAATGTCGGTAGTTTAGATAAAACGGATCCATCCGTTGGGACTGGTATGGTTGGGGCACCGGCTTGCGGTGATGTAATGAAGTTACAGATAAGGGTTAATCCAGAAACACGCATAATAGAAGATGCTAAGTTTAAAACATATGGTTGCGGTAGTGCTATCGCTAGTTCTAGTATGGTCACCGAATTACTTAAAGGGAAGACCCTCAACGAGGCAACAGACATCAAGAACACTGATATTGCAAAAGAACTCGCTTTACCTCCCGTAAAGATACATTGCTCTGTTTTGGCAGAAGATGCCATAAAGGCGGCCATAAAAGATTATGAGTTAAAGTGTAGTTGCAAATGAGTACGCTATCTTTACTTTTGGTATGCTTAATAATTTTATTTCTTTTACTGGAAAAATTTAAATGAGTAAGTTAGGTTGGATAATTCTTTACTCGGTATTAATATTTGCGTTCTTTTTTGTTCACACATATTAAGAAAGGCACCCGAAGATGCCTTTCTATGTTAAACAATAAGATTACTTAATAGACTCTTTCCAATCACAGTTTCTTTTTCTATGACCGTTCCAAGCAACAAACCCACCTATGCGTAATGCCCAGTAAGCCAAGTTGTTTAGGAAGTGGAAACCATTTTGTTCAATGTTAATGTCACGAAACAGTTGATCTGCCTGTTTTTGATTCATAACATCTGTTGTTTGTTTTTTACCATACTTAACTAACACCCTATATTTGTAGATGTAGTCGTGTACCAAACCACCAATTAGCAATATACCAACAGGTGATAACCATGATGCTAAAAACTTAGGAACACTAGCACCATCAAACACAAAGCCTTTTGGTACTATATAGTCTTCGCCATTTACTGAAAAGTGCCAGTCCTTAGCGATTTCCCAGGTTCTTGTACCAATTAACCATAACCAAATAGCACCCCAAAAGCCTTTTCCGGCTGTTGGAATTCTAATAGGAATCATGTGGGGCATTTCATCATATTTTAAGTTAACAATTGGATCATCTTGATCAACACCCATAAGATTAATGATCCAGCCTATAATAATTAATACACCGACAACAGTGAATTGCCACCAGGTTATTAATTGTTCGATTATGAAATTCATAATTACCCTCCGCTCTTTACAGAAGTATTTACCTGTTAAACCCACTAAATAACATTAGGGAGTGTTAAATGAAAAAACGAACTCGTAGTATTTTAGAAGAACTTAACGATATGCACGTTGTAGATACCGTACAAGAGAATCTGGTTGACAGCCGTGCTACTCATGTTATACAATCTGCTATAAACATTATAGGAATGATCAGAGAAAGTTTTGATAACGAAACAGCCAATGATCTCGAGAAGCGTTTTTTAAATGCTATTAAATCGGGTGATCCTAGCAAATTCGCAAGAGGAATCCGCAAGTTGAAAAAAGAATCAGGCAATGATAATTAAAGAATTTATTACAGAAGCAGAAGGTAAAAATACCCATATGGAACACGTTGAGGAAGAAGCACTCAACCGTGGTAAAGAAGGTGCCGAGTACGCTATCAATCAAATGATGATGTTTGCTGATATGCTCAAGGGTCGCACTAATAAAAAATTTAGAGTTTCAGTAAAGTGGGACGGTGCTCCTGCTATTGTTTGTGGAGTAGATCCAGAAAGCAAAAAGTTCTTTGTTGGTACAAAAGGCGTATTTGCTAAAACACCTAAACTAGGAACAAGTCATGAAGAGATTGATAGAATTTATGGACAGTCAGGTGCTGTATCTAAACTGCATCTAGCATTTGATCATTTAAGTAAACTAGGTATCAAAGGTGTGCTACAAGGTGACTTCATGTTTGACGAAAGTTCAAGACGTGAAGAAGAAATTGATGGACAAAAAATGTACACATTCAAGCCACAACTTATTACCTATGCTGTTCCTGTGGACAGTGACATTGGTAAAAAAATAGGTCAAGCAAAGTTCGGAATTATTTTTCACACAAACTATGTAGGCGAAACATTAGCAACGGCCCAAGCAAATTACGATGTAGATATTAATCAATTAAAACGTACTTCAGATGTGTGGTTCGATGATGCATTTTTTAAAGATGTATCAGGATCGGTTCTAATGACAGCACAAGAAACAGCACAAGCAAAACAAGATTTGGCTGACGCAATGGCGGCCTATAAGGCTGTTCCAAATGTGGTATGGGACGCAATGAAAACAAATGATGACTTTATTGCAAATTTTAAAATTTGGATTAACACAAATATTAGACAGGGTAAACTAGCAGGTGACCCAGGCGAGTTCTTAAATGGCTTTATCGATTGGTATAAAGAGAGAGTGCAAGGCGAAATTGCAAAACTAAAAAATCAAGATCCAGAAAAGCCAGCAGTAAAAAATAGACTAGCAAAAATTGACGGCAATATGAATTTTATTAATCGTAATAGAAAAGGCTTGTCGGGCATTATCAATTTCATGAAAGAAATTACAGCATTAAAAACACTTTTTATTAGTAAACTAAACAACATTGAAAGCATAGCACATTTTTATAAAACAGCAGATGGCTATGAAGCAGGTTCTCCGGAAGGCTACGTAGCCATCGACCATGTAGGTGGTGCGGTTAAAATAGTTGATAGACTTGAGTTTAGTCGTAGAAACTTTACCACACCTAAGGACTTTGGTTAATGAGCAACTTTAAATTTTTAGACTTCGTTACCGAAGGCAAAATGATTCGTTCAAGTGACGGTGTTAGTCGCATGAGTTTTACTGATGCCTGCGATTTAACACTGTTATACTTTTTAGCATTATCAGTAATGCGTCATTATCCTATTAGCAGAAACTATGTAAGAACTTATGCTAATGAAGTTCTAAAATGGCAAAATTGGGAATACTTTAGAAGCAGTGCTAATGATCTATACGGATTGCTTAATATTATTGACGGTGATATTAAAATAGTAAGCAAACTAAAGGATCCTAAAAATGCACTATTGGCTAGAACAAGATCAACACTACCAACCATGGCTGTAAAAAGACTGCTAAGAAATATGGCTAATGGTCAAAGACCAACCATGGATGATGGCAATGTTTTATATAAAATTGACCTAGGATTAAGAAACAGTTCTTACAGCAATCTAAGAAGGAAAGTAGCATCATATACTAGTCTAAGCACAAGAGAAAAGAAAGAAGTTGTTACACAACTAGAATTTGCACTCAAGGCTAGAGGAAGAAATGCAGACCTAATTGATTATTTTATATTGTTTGTTAGCGATTATGATCTCGAAAGTAAAACAGCAAAAGACACAGAACCAACTGTTAGCGTTCCTGATCCTATTCCAGCAAACACTAAAGATATTCAAATGTTAAGAATGTTAGGTGTTCCTAATAAAGATTTACCTTTTGCTTATAAAGTTCTAAGCATCACGTCTAGAGGATTGCCCATACCTAGCAGATTTGCACAGGCATATCAACCTATTATGCAAATAATAGATGACATAGTAAAAGCAGGTCCTGGCTATGTAAATCTATTAAAGCAGGTACATAATAGAGCAAAAAGAGCCAAAAATTAGTTATTTCTTCTAGTTTTTCCAAAAAAGACTAAATATTATTACGATGCCCATGGAGAGTGGGATCGCCATTAACGAGAACAAAGGAGAAAAAAATGGCTGGAATAACAAAAGTACATGGCTTTGCCGCTAACGTAGTAGGAACAATCATCACTACAAACGCACACAAGGCTTTCTTAATCACAGTTAAAGACGACAGCAACACTGCTATCGATTTAACAGCAACTGACGGTACAGTAAACGGTAACCTAAACAAATTGGTTGACGCTTTATCACCTGCAATGTTTTTTGCTACAAACAGTAACGCTGGTACAGTTTCTGTAATCATGGACGGTACTGCAAATACAGCAGAATCATTACAAGCAAGAGTACGTGCTATATTTGAAGCAACTACTGGTGCAAACGATTCTACAGTAGTAGACGGTGCTTCAGTAACAGTTGCATAATTAAATTAATAGTTTAATTAACGCTGAAAAGGGTGTCAAGAAATTGGCACCCTTTTTTTATGACCGGTAAATATATTCATGCGTATAGTAATCAAAACATTAGTGGACATTACCAAGACCGGAGTTCGTCGCAAGGAACAGGGCGATGCCGTGAAAATGGCACAGCAAAACAACTTTCAAACTCTACAACAAATCATTAATATTAGAAGTTTGATAGAAGATAACGCTGACCCTTCTGTTATTACAGAAGATGTATCAGGAAAGTTTGGTAAACGTATACAGGGTGAACACAAGGTATGGACCTATGAATTTATTATTGATAGACCCGAAGTATTTCATGACGGTAAAGACCCTATAGGCTTTCTAAAAGAAGACTTTCATAATGTACCTATAATTGGTTCTCTCACAGAAACGATAAATATTCCTAGTACATTCGAAGTTAACAAGGGTGATTACACTAATATAACTTTTGAATACTTTGATAAATAATTGCATATAGGCAGAACAAAAAACACTATACAAGGCCAAGAGTAAAAGGCATAATAGGCTCCAAGATATTAACGCTCAGAGTGAGCATAACGGAGATGATAACATGGCAAGAGCCAGTGATATTGAAAAAGAAAATTTAGAAGCACACGTAGAACTGTGCCAGCAACGTTACGAAGTTTTAGAAAGACGCTTGGGTAATGTTGAATCAAAAGTTCAGGACATTCATGAAGATCTGAACAAATCGCACTCCTCCCTTATTAAGGTTATTATTGGTACATCAGGTACTATCGTCGCAGGACTCCTTTCAACTTTAGTAGTAATACTAATCAACAATAATTAACAACACATCTACAAAACACTAAATACAGTTGCTATGTATTTGAGTGAACTATTAGACGACAGCCTTACGGAAAAGCAGATCTGGGGACGCAGAGGTAAAAAACTGGTCCGCAAGTATCGTTGCGTGGGTGGTAAACGTCATGGACGTATTGTTGCTAAACCTGAACAGTGTTTTGCTCCACCTGATATTAAAAAACGTGTAAAAATGAGAATTACACGAAAAAAATTAGCAAAGCGTATGGCTATGCGTAGTAAAAGAACCAAAAGAACTAATCCGGCTTCAAGAGCATTAAAAGTTCTTAACATAAGAAGTAAGCCAAGAAGATGAAAATAGTAGAGTTTATCACAGAAGGTGGAAAATTTATTCTAGGACGTGGCGGTAAACCTGGTGGTTCTCACAAGGGCAAGGTTGCACGTAAATTTAGATGTACCAGCGGTCCAAGAAGAGGAAGAATTGTAGCCAACATAGCAACTTGTCATGCTCCTATTAAAGCCAGTGCGAAAAAGACTATGACAGTTACCCGTGCTAGAAGACCGGCTCAAACAGCATTCAAGGCCAAGATGACCAAAAAAGGTTCAGGTATTTCTAGAGCAATTAGCACATATAACAAAGGACTGGTAAAAGGTAGACAAACGAACAAGGCGAAAAAGAAATGAGAATAGACGAATTAGATAAATCACATCAAGAATTTAAAAAAGTTATTCTCGATCAAAACTTAACCGAAGAACAGTTAGATGAAATATTACCTGCTCTTGCAATGGGAGCCGCGGCGGCAGGACGGGCGGCATTACAAGTAGGTGCCATGGCGGCAAGAGGTGTAGGTGCTCTTGCAAGAGGTGCCGCTAATATTGCCGGTAGAGTTGCACAGGGAGTTGGTCAAGCGGCCGGTAGAGTTGCACAAGGAGTTGGAAGAGCCGCAACATCAACAGCACGAGGTGTAGGTAAAGCAATGACACCACAGCCTGGTATACCCGGCGGATCAAACCAATCACAGGGCACAATAGGAAGCCAACCAACACAAAAACCAGGGCAAACCAAATTTGTCAGAGGACAAAAGGTTGCCATGCCCACAACAGATAAATCAACAAAACAAGCAGAGTTTACAGTTTCAGCCGCCAGTGCGGATGAAGTAGAATTAAGAAATCCTAAACCAAAACAGGGTGAACCAACAGCGTTTAAATTTAAAAAGGCAGACGTTGCCAAAAATATGATTATACCACAACAATAGTGGTTGCTTTTTTAATATTTTTGTGTTAGTATAGTAGTAATGAAACCTGATGTTAAAAATCTTGTCTCTAATTTTTCGGAGACTGCCCAACGTGTTAAAGATAGGCTAAAACAAAGTGGCTTTGTTTTGCCCGTTTCTCACCAAGGTGGCATTAAGTTTAAGCATATTTGGATAGCAAGAAACAAAGACTCAAATACTTGGTCTGTAAGGAATCTACACAATTCAAACAAGATTTATCATGAACACATATGCAGTATTAAGATAGCAGTCGCGATTGCAATTTACGAAGGATTAGGTGTTAAATACAATGCAGATGCGTTACTAAAGCAGGATCATCAGTACAGTCATTATTACAATGAAGTAGTAATATTTAAAAACAGCATAAAAAATGCCATAAAACTAGGTGATGAATTCAAGCAAATAGTAGCCGAAACACGCCTGGATGTAGTCCAAGTAGGACTAGATAGTGAGATAATACAGGTAAATAGTATTCTAAAGCAGGCAGAGAATTTGTTGTTTAAAAATAAATAACATTAATAGAATTGGGGAACTAACAAATGAAAACAAGTGATTTTTTAAATGAAGTTACAGTTGAAAGCCTAAACAAGGAATTATATTCTAAGTTTGGTAAAACTGTCAACATTTCAAAATATTCAAAAGAACAACTAGAAGATTATAGCAAGGCTATCGGTGCTAAACTTACTACATTTAAAACAAAAAGTAATTTTAATGAAAGCCTTACTAACACAGAATATCAAAAAGCAGTTTTAATTCAAAAAATTGTTGAAGCGGCGATTAATCAATACATTGAAACCCCAATTGAAGAAGATGATATTGAAGCAGACATTGAAGACGTTTCTGAAGACGACACAGATGTAACAAAAGATTTTAACATGAGTCCAGATTTTGACGGTCCCCAAGACAATACAGATGACAATGCAAAAGATGTATTAAAAAAATCTAGTCAAATTATGGCGGCGTTAAAAGGAATTACAGACGATCCAAAATCGGCTCAAGATGCTAGAATGGCTATCCTTAGAATTATGCAAGGCAGAGCATTAAATCCTGTACAGATTAAAGCATTTGGTAGTGTACTACAAAAAATGATGTTACCTTTCTTAGAAAAAGGTCAAGCAGGAATGACAAGATTAAAAGCACCAATCAAATCAGTTGGCGGTGACCTAAGCAAAGAAGCAGTAGGTGAATCAGTTGTTACAGAAGGTGCTGAAGATACTGCGGCAGTTATTATGGCGGCAAAAGATATGGTAGATAGATTCACATCATTCTTAGAAGACGTTGCTGAAATGGGTGCTGAAGGTATGCTTGAACTAGCAGATTCAATTAGAGATGAATTAGGTCAAGAACAGTCAGAACAATTTGTAGGTATTGTTAAACCTGCACTTGAGTCTGCACAAGAAGTTTTAACAACATCACGTGAAGCATTAACACAAGGTGTTGGTGTTCTTACAGGTGAAGGTGCTCCAACAGATACAATCGGTGCAGAACCAGAAGGTGATGTTGCTCCTGAAGTAGATGCTGAAGAACCAATTGACGCTGAACCAACCGATGATGAGTTTGGTGCAAGTGATGCCGCGGTAGGTGGTACTGAACCTGCAGGTAGAGAAAAGCGTGAAGGTTATCAACCAGTTAAAAAACCTATAGCAGAATCAACTCGCATTTTCCGTAAACTAGCAAAGTAAGGAGATCCTATGCGATTGTTTGAACTCGCAGGAACTGAAGCCGCAGAAGATCTAATTCTAGTTCTACGTAATCAAATACAAAGAGCAAATCAGTCTGATAGCGAAGCAAAATTAAGTTGGACGGCAATAACCAATTTAATGAAATCAGCAGGGCATGGAAATTATTCATATGCAAGTTTCAAACCAATGTTTGATACTAATGTTGATTTACAAAACATTGTTCGCAATTTTAATCAAGACGGAGTTGAACTAAACACTACCTTTGATAAACCAGAGGACAGTGCCGATGCTGTTGACACAACTTCATCACCTACTAAAAAAGTTCAACAAATGGCAAAACGAGCAACTAATAAAAGAATTTAGTTGACTTTTGTCAATATATTGCTTTATAATTAATAATATTGAAGAGAGTATAAAATTATGAATTTAACCCCACCACCATATGTTGAAAAATTTCAGTATCATACTGTAAAGCAAATCAATTTGGAAGGTAAAAGACTTTACGAAGCACCAGACGGAACCAAAACACCAAGTGTAACAACTATTCTTGGTAAAACAAAAGATATGACACATCTTATTGCTTGGAAGAAACGTGTTGGTGAAGATCAAGCACAGCAAATTGTAACAGAAGCGGCAGGTGTTGGTACAGCAATGCACAATAATCTAGAACGTTTTCTTTGCGGTGAAGAACGTATGCCAGGCAAGAATCTTGTACACGTACAAGCAAATAAAATGGCAGATCAAATCATTACTAATGCACTATCTGATGTAGATGAAATATGGGGAATTGAACAGGCTTTGTATTATCCCCAGATGTATTCAGGCACAACTGACCTAGTAGGTGTATATAAAGGTAAACCTGCTATTATGGACTTTAAACAAACTAATAAACCCAAGAAAAAAGAATGGGTAGAGGATTATTATCTACAATTAGCCGCATATGCAATGGCTCATAATGCTGTGTATGGTACAGAAATTAATGAAGGTCATGTGTTTATGTGTAGCAGAGATCTACAATATCAACAGTTTGATTTAGAGCCTAGCGAGTTCGAGCATTGGTGTAATGAGTGGCTTAAACGTGTAGAAGACTACTACGCTAATCATCATTATTAAGACTTTGTCAATTGACTAAATAATAGCAAAGGAGTAATATAAAGTGGCCGTAGTACAAATATCTAAAATCCAGCACCGTAGAGGTAAAGAAACTATTTCCGGAGGAATTCCGCAATTAGCCTCTGCTGAACTTGGATGGGCAATTGATACACAAAAACTTTATATTGGTAATGGCTCAGTTTCCGAAGGTGCTCCTGCCGTAGGTAACACAGAAATCTTAACGATAAACACAAATTTATTTGATTTGTTAAATCAATATGAATATAAAGGTAATACTGGTGCGTTCAAACAAACCGGTGTGTTTGCAAACGATCCTGTAATTAGAACTGTACAGCAAAGACTAGATGATTCAGTTTCAATTAAATCATTCGGAGCAGTAGGGGATGGTATAACTGACGATACTGCCGCAATTCAAAGAGCCATTGATACTTTATTTTTAAACTCTGGAGATAAGTTTGATCCTAGATCTAGAGTAACATTAATTGTTGAAGCAGGTGTTTATAAGGTAACAGGAACTTTATATATTCCACCATATACTAATTTAGTAGGTGATGGAAAAGAAAAAACAATTTTTAAATTATTTAGAAATCCTAACGAAGCATTGCCAGGAACAGCAAGACCTTTAATACAAACAGTTGCAGGTAATTCAACACCAGGATCATATGTTATGTATAGCAATATGATTTCTCAACAACGACCAAGATATATTACACTAAAAGGAATTAGTTTTGATATCAACTCTGATGTAACTGTTCATGATGCTATTTTTAAAATGGATAACATGACAGAAAGTACAATCGACGATTGCAAATTTAAAGGAACGTATGTACGTGGCGGAGGATATTCAATCGCACAAACAGGTATTATGATCAGAGGTCTTGGTGCTCTTACAAGTGAACAAAACTTAATTAAGAATTGTGAATTTGAAAATTTAAGTGTTGGTGTTTACAGTATACAAGATGTTAAAAATATTAATTTCGAAAGTAATATCTTTAATTTCTTACACACAGGAATTGATCTTGCAAGAACAAGCACAGGAACAGGATCACAAAAACAAGGTCCAAGAAACTTTTTAATTAGAGGCAATATTTTTGACAAGGTTGAAGACTTTGGTATTGCTGTATGGAAACCAAATTCAACTGTGTCACCTACAGGACATACATCAATAGGTAACAGTTTCTTAGATGTTGCAAATAACAACAATGGACAAAATTCACCACAAACAGCAGTAATAATGTTCCAACCTATTTTATGTGATAGTGTTGGAGACTATTTTGAAAGAGATAGTTATGTTAACACAGCAGTGGCAACAAATGTTCCTTACAAACCAACTGTAGACGGCAATCATTATACAAAAGGTAGAATCAACACAGCAACGTTGGTTGAAACTGATTCTTTCAACACATTTACAAAATTACCTTTTACCAAAGATAAGATTGCATATATGGATTATCTAGTTGTTAAAACTGGAGCCAATTCTACAACAAGACAAGGGCGTTTAACAATTACCATTAACAATTCTCAAGCACAAGTAACAGATAGTTTTAGTCATTTAGGTTCTAATGACGGCGGAGTATCTTTTAGTGCTAGTTTAGATAACATGGATTCGACAGCAGGCAACGAAACCGTGTTAATTAAGTACCGAAACCCAATAGGTAATGGTAGTGGATCCTTACGTTACGCAATTAGTCACTTTGCATAATGTTTCTAGATACAAATACGGAAACTAGAATTCTATTATGGCGAGAGTTTAGAACACAACTAGAGGTTAGTAAAGATCCTTTACAGGATACAATAAATTTGTGGAACAGTGCACCACGCATTGATCACTATTTAGATTCTTGGAATTCTCAACACTGGCCAACGCCGTGGGAACTTTTAAAGGAAAACCGGTTTTGTCCCATCTCTATACCCCTTATGATGGGTTGGACACTCAAGTTAACTGAGCGTTTTAAGAAAGATAATATTTTGATAAAAATATGTATAGACCATACAACGCAAATGTACTATAATGTAGTTATGGTTTCAAACAATGTTTTAAACTATGACACAACTAAAGCAGTTAGTATGGAATCATTGCCTACAAGTTTGCACGTTCAATATCAATATACAATTTGATGTTGAAAAGTAAATACGTCTACTACTGATTATAAGGCAAAAGTTTTTGAAAGACGAGGAATATTATGACGAAAAAAGAAATTTTCATTACCAAGCGTTCAGGTGACAGAGAAAAATTAGATTTAGATAAAATGCATTTTGTTGTTGAGCAGGCTTGCACAGATTTAAGCGGTGTAAGTGCTTCACAAATTGAGATGAACGCTGACTTACAGTTCTACGATGGTATGACAACAGATGAAATTCAAAACATCTTGATTAAAAGTGCAAACGATTTAATTTCGTTAGAAGCACCTAACTATCAATATGCGGCGGCAAGACTGTTGCTTTATAGTTTACACAAACAAGTTTATGGACGCTATGAACATAAAAGTTTAATGCAGATTGTTGATCAGAATATTGAACGTGGTGTATATGATCCTGCCATTAAAGAAAAATATAATCGTACAGATTTCAAACAAATGAATGCTTGGATCAAGCATGACCGTAATGAAGAATTTACATATGCAGGACTTCGTCAAGTAGTAGACAAATATTTGTGTCAGGATCGTAGCAGTGGTGCAATTTATGAAACACCACAATTTATGTATATGATGATTGCGGCAACACTTTTTGCTGACTATCCAAAGGAGACACGTTTAAACTACGTGAAAAAATATTATGACGCGACCTCACTTTTTAAGATCAACATTCCAACACCTGTCATGGCTGGAGTTAGGACTCCTATTCGTCAGTTTGCCTCTTGTGTTCTTGTTGATGTGGATGACAATCTTAATTCTATTTTTAGTAGCAACAGTGCAATTGGTTATTATATTGCTCAAAGAGCCGGTATTGGTATTAACGCAGGTCGTATCAGAGCGATCAATTCTAAAATCAGAGGCGGAGAAGTAGCACACACAGGTGTTGTCCCGTTCCTAAAAGTTTACGAAGCAACAGTAAGAAGTTGTACACAAAACGGTGTGCGTGGCGGTAGTGCTACTACCCACTTCCCATTATGGCATTTAGAAATTGAAGATATTCTAGTTCTTAAAAACAACAAAGGTACAGAAGATAACCGTGTGCGTAAACTAGACTATTCAATTCAATTAAACAAAACAATGTATGAGCGTTTACTAGAGGGTGGAAACATTAGTCTTTTCTCGCCACACGATGTTCCGGATCTTTATGAAGCATACTTTGGAGATGCTGATAAGTTTAAAGAATTATACGAACATTACGAGCGTAAAACATCCATTCGCAAAAAGACTTTAAAAGCAATGGACCTATTCTCTGCTCTACTTAAAGAACGTGCTGAAACAGGACGTATCTATATAATGAACGTTGATCATGTAAACACACACAGTTCTTTTAAAGACAAAGTTTATATGAGTAACCTATGTCAAGAAATTACATTACCTACAGATCCTATTAGTCATATTGATGACGAACAAGGTGAAATTGCATTATGTATTCTTAGTGCTATTAACGTAGGTTTAATTAATCATCTAGAGGAATTAGAACCTTTATGTGATCTTGCTGTAAGATCTTTAGATGCTATTATTGATTATCAAGGATATCCTGTAAAAGCCGCAGAACGCTCAACCAAGGCAAGACGTTCGTTAGGTATTGGATACATTGGCCTTGCACACTACTTGGCTAAAAACAAAGTTAAGTATGCCGATAAAGAATCATGGAAACTAGTACATGATTTAACAGAAGCATTCCAATATTATCTTTTGAAATCATCAAACAATTTAGCAAAAGAATTAAGTCCTTGCGATTATTTTCATCGTACAAAATATGCTGACGGCATTTTACCTATCGATACTTACAAACAAGAAGTTGACGATATCGTCGGAAAGAAATTAAATTATGATTGGGAGAGTCTTAGATCTAGCATCAAAACTCACGGACTACGACACAGCACATTGTCCGCACAGATGCCATCGGAGAGCAGTTCCGTTGTGTCGAACGCAACAAATGGAATTGAACCACCTAGAGGATACTTGTCCGTTAAGAAGTCAAAGAAAGGGCCTCTTAAGCAGGTTGTTCCAGAGTATAACAGATTAAAGAATTTTTATACTCTACTTTGGGATATGCCAAGCAACGAAGGTTATATCAACATTGTGGCTGTCATGCAAAAATTCTTTGATCAAGCCATTAGTGGTAACTGGTCATACAATCCTTTACATTATGATAACAATGAAGTTCCTTTAAGTATTATGATGAAAGATATGTTAACAACTTTTAAAATGGGTTGGAAGACATCATACTATCAAAACACCTATGACTTTAAAGGTGCTGAAGATACTGTACAACCACAGGGTTTGGAAGAAACACAGGTTGACACAAGCACAAACGGTGTTACAATAAATGGAACTAATGGTCATGTAAATGGCACAAACGGAGTAAACGGGGACAAAACACATTCAACTGACGTCGAAGGAGAGTGTGAAGCGTGTGCAATCTAAATAAGTTTTATGAAAAAGGAAAAGAATAAGCGAATGGCTAAAACAGTATTCAATCGAAAAAAAGTCGATTTTACAAAACAGTATATGTTCTTCGGTGAAGATCAAAATACGCAAAGGTACGATGTATTTCGTTATCCAGAATACGATAAACTTAATCAAACTATGCTTGGTTACTTTTGGCGTCCTGAAGAAGTCAGTCTACAAAAAGATAGAGGTGACTATCAGGAGTTTCGTGATGAACAAAAACACATCTTTACAGCAAACCTAAAGTATCAAACACTGCTGGATAGTGTACAAGGTCGTGGTCCATGTCTTTCCTTTTTACCATACTGCTCTAGTCCAGAACTTGAAGGTTGTATTATTGCTTGGGATTTCTTTGAAACAATTCACTCACGTTCATACACACACATTGTAAAGAACGTGTATCCAAATCCAAGTGAAGTATTTGACACTATTCTAGATGATGAAAAAATTATTGAACGTGCAATTAGTGTAACCAAACACTATGACGAATTCAATGAAATTGCTAATCAATATTTCAATCACGGAAAAGGTAATTTATACGAAGTTAAAAAGTCTTTATACAAAGCAATGATGACTGTAAACATTCTTGAAGGTTTACGTTTCTATGTATCATTTGCTTGTACGTTTGCATTTGGTGAACTTAAACTTATGGAAGGTTCAGCAAAGATTATTTCACTTATTGCTCGTGACGAAGCAACACATTTAAATCTATCAACACACATTCTCAAGCACTGGGCAAAAGGCGATGATGATCCAGACTTTGTTAAGATTGCAAAAGAGTGTGAAGAAGAAGTTTATGACTTATGGCGTAATTGTGTAAATGAAGAAAAAGCGTGGGCAGATTATCTTTTTACTAAAGGTAGTATTGTTGGTTTAAATGCTAACCTACTTCACGCATATGTAGAATTCATTGCTAACAAGAGATTGAAAGCACTTGGACTTAAGACGATCTATGATCGCCCTTTAAATCAAAATCCTCTACCATGGACACAGCATTGGTTAAGTAGTGCTGGACTTCAAGTTGCACCACAGGAAACAGAAGTTGAAAGTTATATTATTGGTGGTGTTAAACAGGACGTAGAAGAAGATACGTTCAAAGGATTTAAATTATAATGATATACAGTATTAGATACTATCTATTGCTTCTTATAGAATGGAAAATATCTATACTACAAAAAGTTAAAAAAATTGTGTCTGGAGAGTACAAGTATACAAAAACAGACAAAGATTGGATTGACGGTTACAATAAATGGAAGAAGGAACAGAAACATGATTGAGATATATGGTAAACCTATGTGTCCATTCTGTGACAAGGCAAAAAGACTTTGTGAGACACGGGGATTTGATTTTACATACAAATCACTAGGCACAGACTATACAAGAGAAGAACTAATGGAACAGTTTCCTAATGCTAGAACTGTACCACAGATTGTTATCAATGGATTAAAGATTGGTGGCTATGAACAATTTACACAATACCTTGACGATACAGGTTACAACGGAACAGGACATACTTTATAATGCTTATTGAAACAATTAAAACCGGTGATATACTCACAGTAAAATTAACATCAGGAGAAGAACTTGTTGGTAAACTAGATTCTGAAACTGATACACATATTAAACTTAAAATGCCTCTTACGTTGGTAATGAGTCAGCAAGGTGTTGGTTTGCAACAATATCTTTTTACTGCTGATCCAGAAAAATTGCTTACAATTAATAAAACAGCAATCGCTTGTTTTACATCAACAAGAGAAGAATTTGCAAAAGCATACCAAGAACGCACAACAGGGTTTGTAACACCTCCAAAAAACTTCGTAGTCTAATAACTACTAAATACTTGTATGCACGAGTTTGTATTCAAGATAAAAGGACAATTAGTCACAGTCAACAAGTGGGAAGACGTTCCACAACAGTTTGATCATGTGATTAAATTTGTTCCTGATATTCCACCTGATCCTCATACAGAAGAACAGCACGAAGAAATTTCTTTGTGGAATGCTAGATTACAACAGTTAATGGAGATTGAAAGAAATGCCCGCAATAACTCGTAAGGGAGATGCTGACGTTCCGCACTGTTCTGGAATGGTTAGAGATGCACATAGTCCTGATGTATTCGCTAATGGAATACCTATTTCAAGACAGTCTGATGTAAACACAGGTCATTTGTTACCGGGTGCACCTTGTCCGAGCCACGCGGCTCCTATTGCTGTAGGTTCAACAACTGTTTTCATAAACGGTTTAGGTTGTGGAAGAATAGGCGATGCTATCTCTGGATGTACTTCGGTTGCCGCTGGAAGTGGTGATTGCTTCGCAGGCGGATAATTTAAATTGCTTTAAACGGTAATGGTTTACCTTTTTCGTCAACAATCATATCACCGGTATCGGCCCAACATCCTGCCATAATACTGCTACCACCCAACTTAACATATCGAACAGGTTTCACTTCAATCAGTTCACCATCTCTTAATCTTGTTCGTTTGTTGTTTACTGACGCTGGCCCTCTTTGTTTTATTCCAGCCATATTACGCTCCTGCTTTAGCCTTTAATGCCGCTCTTTTCTTTTCGGATATTAATGCTTGTCTTATTTTTCTACCGATTGGTAATTGTTGTACTATTTCGTAGATTCCGCCTTTTTTGGCTTCCCACTCTACTTTTACAGATGTACTCTTTGTTCCACCTTGAAATGATAGTACCGCTTTTTTATAACTTACTGCTTCTCGTGTTTCTACCTTATCACCGTCCGTGAAAGTAAAAATTCTCATCTTTGCCATAACACTCCTGGGTTAGTTGTTTGGTTATTTTCTTGGACGTTAGTTATCTTTTTTAATTAAAAAACACGCACTTTACTACTTGACAAATAGAAAAAATAGTGCTATAAATATAGAGTAATTGTTGACGTCATTGTATGTCACAAGAGCAGGACGAGGGTGCAACTCCCTCCACCTCCACCATAAACACATTTATTGAGTGTGCTTATGGGGGGTGTGGTAGGATCGACTGGCTTGTTAAGAATGAAAGAGATTACCGGTAAGGAACGACCGAGCAAATGTGGGGAGACTCACGCTATTTGTCCAAA